AGTCTTATAGATGAAGGCGCTAAACTAGGCGTGTCATCAAGAGGTATGGGTTCCTTAGTACAAAAAAATGGTGGTAACTACGTAGGAGAAGATTTTTACTTAGCTACGGCCGCTGACATTGTGGCAGATCCATCTGCTCCAGATGCTTTCGTAGAAGGCATTATGGAAACAAAAGAGTGGGTGTGGAACAATGGTATGCTTGTAGAACAAGACGTAGAAGCTTGGAAACAAGAGTTAATTAAGACAAAAAGACTTGATTTAGCTGAGAAAAAGGCTAGTATATTCAAGGATTTTTTAAGTAAATTATAATAGAAAATCAAACAATTATAAATATCATTATTAAAAGAGAGATATTTTAATTCGAATTAATATATAAAGGAGATTTCTCAAATGGCTACAGAAAAACAAGTAGAAGTCAAAGCAGAAACAATAGTAGAACAAGACACTATTGCTGACGCTCCAAAAAAGAATGCTGTGGCAGCTGAAACTAGTCCGCTTAAAAATGAAGCAGAAGATTTAGGTGCAGCCGTTGTTAAACCAACAGACAGCAATCCTGACGCTACAAAAAAATCAAAAAAAGTTTCTGACGCAGTAAATGCTAAAGCAGCAGATGTTGACGCTAGTAAACAACCAGATACAGAAGCTGGTGTTACAAAAGTTGTTCATCCAGCAGGCGAAGCAATGAAAGTAGAAGAAACTGAACAAGAAGAAGTTATTGACGTTTCTGATGATGTAAAAGCATTAATCGGAGATGAAAAATTAACGGAAGAATTTAAAGCAAAAGCTGCAACTATATTTGAAGCTGCTATCAAGTCAAAAATGAAAGCAGAAAAAGCAAAAATGGAAACAGGCTATGCTAAAAAACTTAAAGAAAATATTGATGTTACAAAAGCAGAACTCGTTGAAAAAGTAGATTCATACCTAAACTACGTTGTTGAGGAATGGATGAAATCAAACGAACTTGCTATTGAGCGAGGCATCAAAGGTGAAATCGCTGAGGACTTTATTACTGGTCTTAAAAAATTATTTGAAGATCATTACATAAACGTACCAGACGAAAAATATGATGTGTTAGAAGATCAAGCTTCTAAAATCGAAGAGCTTAACAGTAAGTTAAATGAGCAAATCGACGCTAACGTTAAATTAAATTCTGAAATTGGTAAATTAACAAGACAAGATATAGTTGACGCTGTATCTTCTGATCTTACTGATACTAACAAAGAAAAGTTTAACAAATTAGCAGAAGAAATTGAATACACTAATGCTGACGAGTTTAAGAAAAAAGTAACGACTATTAAAGAGTCTTACTTTTCAACAAAAGAAATTTCATCTAAAAGTGAAATAGATAACGTTGCCGAAGGCGAAACTACTCACGTAGATTTGTCAAACGCTATGACTGCTTACACGGCCGCTATCACAAAAACAAAGAATTTAATTCAATTAAATTCAAAAAAATAAAGGGAGAAAATAAAAAGATATGTACTTATCTGAACAATTAGTTAAAAAGTGGTCACCGGTCCTTGAACATCCAGAACTCCCAAAAGTTACGGATAGTTATAAAAGAGCGGTTACTGCTGTTATCTTGGAAAACCAAGAAAGAGCATTAAGAGAAGATAGAGCATTCATGTCAGAAGCTGCTCCAACGAACAGCACTGATGGAACTTCTATACAGAATTGGGATCCAATCCTAATTTCTTTAGTAAGAAGAGCAATGCCAAATCTTATCGCATATGACATAGCAGGCGTACAGCCAATGACTGGTCCAACAGGACTGATCTTCGCTATGAGAGCTAAATTTGTATCACAAGCGGGAACAGAAGCTTTATTCAATGAAGCTGACACTGACTTCTCAGCAAGAAACTTAGCAGGAGATTCCACAGTAGGTGGCGTTGACGGTTTAGGTGGTGGTCAAACAGGAACTAACCCAGCGTTGTTAAACGACAGCCCTGCCGGTGCTTACACAGCACAAGGTGGTATGGCGACTGCAACTGCTGAAGCTCTAGGTGATTCTTCTAATAATAGCTTTGCTGAAATGGCGTTTTCAATCGAGAAATCGACTGTAACTGCTAAATCAAGAGCATTAAAAGCCGAATACACAATGGAACTAGCACAAGACCTTAAAGCAATACACGGTTTGGATGCAGAAACAGAATTAGCAAATATTCTGTCTGCTGAAATCCTTGCTGAAATCAATAGAGAGATCGTAAGAACTATCTATATCGTTGCTGAAGCTGGTGCTCAAGTTTCTACAACAACTGCTGGTATATTTGACTTAGATACAGATTCAAACGGAAGATGGTCCGTTGAACGTTTCAAAGGTTTAATGTTCCAAGTTGAAAGAGAAGCTAATTTGATAGCACAAAGAACACGTAGAGGTAAAGGAAATATCCTTATAACTTCTTCTGATGTTGCATCTGCTTTACAAATGGCTGGTGTATTAGACTACGCTCCTGCTTTAAACAACAATTTAAATGTTGATGACACAGGAAACACGTTTGCTGGAGTATTAAACGGTAGATATAAAGTTTATATCGATCCATATTCTGCAAACAACACAGCTAAACAATACTTTGTAGTAGGATATAAAGGTTCATCTCAATATGACGCCGGTATATTCTATTGTCCATACGTTCCACTACAAATGGTGAGAGCAGTTGGGCAAGATAATTTCCAACCAAAAATCGGATTTAAAACGAGATATGGTATCCAAGCTAACCCATTTGCTGAGAGCTCAGGTTCTTCAGCTGCTGCGGTTATCAATGGAGCAGGAAATATCAACTCAAACAGATACTACAGAAGAACACAAGTAGCGAACTTAATGTAAGCTAATTGTTACTTCTTAGTAACACAGTTAAAAAGGGAGAGCCTAAAAACTCTCCCTTTTTTATGCATAAATATTAATATGACAGTTACAAACTCATATTTAAGACAACCTCAAAAGCTGGACTATGCTAGTCCTACTCAATTTAAATTTAGTATAATCAAGTTACCTAAGGTTGAATACTTTTGTACGGCCATTAATGTGCCAGGAATTTCAATAGGAGTTTCTACTCAATCCACACCTTTAAAAGATATACCCTATCCTGGTGAAAAAATTTCATATCAAGATTTAACAATGACTTTCCTTGTAGATGAGAATTTACAAAACTACCAAGAAATTCACGGTTGGTTAGTTGGCCTAGGATTTCCTAGAGACCACAATGAATACAAAAATTTATTAAATGCCGCTATTGATCGTTTTCCTACTTCAAAAGGAAGCACAAGTAAAGAACCAGGAAAAGTTAAATACGGTGCTCCTAGTCAAGGTGGTACATTTTCTGATGCTACACTTACAATACTATCAGCAAAGAACAATCCAGTAACGGAGATACGATTTAAAGATGTGTTTCCTATCAGTTTAGGCGGCCTATCTTACAATCAACAAGCTACAGATATTAACTATCTTTCTGTTGATGTTTCTTTTAAATATTCAATATATGAATTTGCTTCAACAGTAGGTTCATCAACAACGGCCGTTACTACAACATAGGTTGATTTTTTTATAGTTTTGTGATATAATTATATTATGGATTTAGAACAATTACAATTAGAAGCCGATAAAGACCTTAAAATTAATGATACTGAATTAGATTTAGAATCATTAAAAACTCCACAATTACATAACAAGTATATGAAACATTATACTAAGTTTAAATTATTATTAACACGAACAGAAGATGAACTAAGAGTATTAAGGCGTGATAAATGGGAATATTACACAGGCAAATCAACTCCTCAAATTTATCAATTAAAACCTTTTAACTTTAAAATATTAAAAACAGACGTTGACAAATATTTAGAATCTGATGAAGATATACAAAAGCTAACTCAAAAGGTGGCCTACTTAAACGTTGTTGTTGACTTTCTGGATAAAACTTTAAGAGTCATAGTTAATCGAACATACACAATTAAAAATGCCATAGAGTGGCGTAGATTTACAAGTGGTGCTGTATAATGCACTTAGAAAATAATCATTGTATTTCTAATGGATATTTTGATAGAAAATACTGTGATGAAATTATTTCTCAAGCCGAAACATCTAAACTTCATATGGCCAAAGTCCAAGATGGTTTGAATATAAACAGAAAATCAAAAATTACTTGGTTAACAAACGATAAATTAAATAAGAATATAAACGAAATTATTTTAGATCATAATAAAAAGGCCAAATGGAATTTTGTTTTAAAAGAATTTGAACCACTACAATATACAGTTTATGAAACAAATGACCATTATGATTGGCATATAGATAGTCATAGTAAACCATACCCAAATGGTTACATAAGAAAAATAAGTTTTACATTATGTTTAAATGAAGATTATGAAGGAGGAGAATTTGAAATATCAAGTCCAAATCCAAAACCAGAAAAACATATTAATACTAAGTTTAACGATAAGTTTACATTAGGAACAGTTATATCATTTCCATCTTTTATTTGGCATAAAGTAAATCCTGTCACAAGTGGAACAAGAAAAGTATTAGTAGGTTGGTCAGTAGGCCCCCAATTTATTTAATACGTATGACACTTACCAAATAC